AATGTTGTACCACAATGTTGCTGGTGCAGCTACTTTGACTTTACCTGCGATTAATTCAACAGCTGATTCAGGTGTTGCAGGACCAGGTAACGATCCAAACTCAGCAAACAATTTAGGTGCTTCGTTTGAAATCTATATTGGCGAAGATAAAACTGGTAGTTTTATTTTACAAGTCGCTAACGCTAATGATACGATGACTGGTAATGCAATCATCGTTGATACAGATTCAAGTGACAATGCTGAAGGTTTTATGACTGCAGCTGCTTCAGATACTATTACTTTAAATGGTACTACAACTGGAGGAAAAGCTGGATCAATCATAACTTGCAAAGCTATTGGTGCAAACAGATGGGGCGTGCAAGTCACATCTGGTGGAACTAGTAACTTAGCTACACCTTTTAGTGCAGCAGTAAGTTAATAATTAATTTAGTGTGGGGCTTCGGCCCCATGCTTAAATTTTAAGGAGAAACAAATATGAGTTCAGATCAGAAGTTTAGTACACTGACAGCAGATGGTAATTTTAAAACTATCACAGGTGGTTCTACTAACATTGGGCCTTGTAGAGTTACATACATACAAGCGCATGGTGGAACTAACTGCTTAGTTAAATTACACGATGGAACAGGAACAGGTGGTTCTTTACAATTTCAAGCTAAATTTAGTAGTGAAGGTTTAGATATCTATGTTCCAGGAAATGGTATTAGATTTGAAACAGGAGTGTATTTAGATTTAACTACTACAGATTCTGTTACTATCGGTTATACTGGCTAGGAGTTTAAATGGCTAACACTACCTCTGGTACAACTACATTTGATAAAACTTTTTCTATTGATGAGATAATAGAAGAGGCTTTTGAAAGATTAGGTATTCAAAACGTATCAGGTTATCAATTAAAAACATCCAGAAGATCTCTTAACATAATGTTTCAAGAGTGGGGCAATAGAGGTATCCACTATTGGGAGATAGGAGACACAAATTTAGATTTGATTGAGGGTCAATCAGATTATGATTTTTTTAGATCCACAGCTGATGGCACTAGTGCAACTACAACCGCACCTGCAAGCGTATTTGGTATATCAGATGTTTTAGAGGCACAATTAAGATCTAACAGAACTCAGACAACACAATCCGATAGTCCAATGACAAAGGTTGATAGATCAACTTATGCAGGATTCTCAAACAAATTATCAAAGGGCACACCTAATCAATATTGGGTAGAGAGATTTATAGATAAGGTTAGAATACATATCTATCCAACACCAGATTCAAGTAATGCATCTAAAGATATGCATTTCTTTTTTATAAAAAGAATTCAAGATATAGGGGCATATACTAATGCAACAGATGTTCCATTTAGGTTTGTGCCTTGCATGGTCTCAGGTTTGGCATATTATCTATCAATGAAATATGCACCACAATTAATGCAAGGAATGAAATTAGTTTATGAAGATGAATTTCAAAGAGCATTACAGGAGGACGGATCAGCTTCAAGCACACACATTACGCCTAAAGCTTATTATCCGGGAACATAATGGCAAAGTACGCAACAGGTAAATACGCAAGAGCAATATCAGATAGATCCGGTATGGAGTTCCCATATAAAGAGATGGTCAGAGAATGGAATGGATCATTTGTTCATGTTTCAGAGTTTGAACCAAAGCAGCCACAATTAGAACCAAAACCCATGAACGGTGATTCAATATCTTTGAGACACGTGAGACCAGATAGGATAGAGACTGCTGTTCCAAAAATATTACCTTTAAATCCATTTACAACAACAAGTGGATCTGCAACTATATCTGTGAATGAACCAGATCATGGTAGATCAACTAGTGATACCGTTAGATTTAGAGATGCAAGTGTGGTTGGGGGTGTTGCTGCAGCCACTATAAATCTAGCTACAGGCTACACAATCACAAAAGTAGATGATGATAATTATACCTTTGCAACAGCTACGACATCTAGTATAAGTGAGACAGGAGGAGGTGGTTCTGCATCAGCAGGACCTGTAACGGTAACGGCATGATTAAATGGATTAAAAATTTATTTTGTAAAATAATTGGTATTAAACAATGTCAGTGTCCTGAGGATATGGATGAGCACGCAGAATTATATTTAAAACCTCAAGAATCAGACACACCTGTATATGAAAACGAAAAGGCAGTAAAAGCAGAACATTGTTCTGGTCACAAAAGATTTAGAAAATCTTGTCCTCTCTGTCAGGAGTTAGTATCGTAATGACTTATACTTTAGCTAATCTACAGGAGGATATAAGAAATTACACAGAGGTAGATAGCACTGTTTTTTCTGATTCTATTCTTGATCCTATAATAAAAAATGCAGAAAACAGGATATATAGAGAGTCTGATTCGGATGATAATAGATTCTATGCAACCTCAACATTGGTTACAGGAAATAGATATGTTACAATACCATCGGATCTTAGAAGTATAAGATACGTTCAATTAAAAGATACAAATGTTACGCCAAACGTACAAACTTTTCTAGAAAAAAAAGAAGCTAGTTACATGGCAACTTTTTATGATACACCCAATACGGCATCTGGGATTCCTAAATATTATGCTAATTGGGATGCTAATTTTTGGGTAGTAGCACCTACACCAAATGCTAATTATGAAATAACATTAGCTTATGTAAAACAACCTTTTAGTATTACAGATACAACACAACCAACTGGAGCTGCGGCAGCAACAAACGGGACTTATGTGTCTAATAAGTATCAAGATCTGCTTTTATACGCATGTCTTGTAGAAGCATATGGGTACTTGAAAGGTCCAGCAGATATGTTACAATACTACGAAGCTTCGTATAGAAGAGCTCTTCAATCGTACTCGATCGAACAAATGGGTCGAAGACGCCGAGACGAATATCAAGATGGTGTTATTCGTACTCCTTTACAATCACCATCACCATAATTAAGGAGATAATAAATGGCAAACGTAATACCTAATTCATTTAAAGCTGAATTACTTTCAGGCACGCACAATTTTGCGAGTGGTGGAAATAGTTTTAAATTAGCTCTGTACACGTCTAATCCATATACGACATCAAGCACTGCATACGACACAACTAACGAGGTAAGCTCAGGTGGTGGTAGTGGCTATACAACTACTGGTCTTGTTTTACAAAACCAATCGGTTACTGCAGGTGCAACATCTTTTGTTGATTTTGATGATTTAACATTTTCTAGTGCAACTTTTACAGCTGCCTTTGGTGCAATATATAATGACACCAATAGTGATAAATTATGTGTCGTGTTAGATTTCGGTGGATCTAAGACTGCTACAAATGGAGATTTTAAAATTGTATTTCCGGCTACTGGAACACCAGCTAATGCTATTATAAGTCTAGCATCGTAATAGGAGAAAAAATAAATGGCGTTTAAATTAAACGATAGGGTAAAAGAATCCAGTTCGACTACTGGAACAGGTACGTTTACACTCGGTGGAGCAGTTTCAGGTTTTGAATCTTTTTCTGCTGGTATTGGTGGAAGCAACACTACCTATTACTGTATCTTTGAAACAGGAACAAATAACTTTGAAGTTGGTTTTGGAACTTTAAATTCAGGAGCAAGCACACTTGCTAGAACTTACGTTATCTCCAGTTCTAATAGTGATGCAAAAGTAAACTTTGCAGGTGCAACAGAAGTATTCTGCACAGTGCCTGGTGCAAAAATAGGTTTACCTACACCAGAAGAATACGGTTCATCATCAGCGCCAAAAGTTATTACAGTTACAGTTGATTCTAAATCAGGTAATCATCCTTATCAAAGTGCAGGGGGAGCATCAGCTAATGCTTATTATTTTGATGGATTGGAATCTCCAGCAATAACATTATCTGGCGCAGATTCATCGTATCCATATTATTATAGATTTGATCAATCTGATTCATCAAACAGTTCACACCCTTTAAGATTTTATTTAGAAGCGGATAAGTCTACAGCATATACAACTAATGTAACTACAAACGGAACTGCTGGTAGTTCTGGTGCGTATACACAAATAGCCGTAGATGAAAACACACCTAATATTTTATATTATCAGTGTTCATCTCACGCATACATGGGTAATTTTGTTAATGTTGTGTCTAATAAAGTTAATTCTAATTTAACTACAATTGGTGATATTGTTGTTGGATCTAAATTAAAATTGCCAACAAATACAGCTAACAAAATATTAGTTGCAGATGGTACATCTTTTGAAGAAGTAGATATGTCAGGCGATGCAACTATTGCATCTGGCGGAGCTTTAACGCTAGCTAATTCTGGTGTATCAGCAGCTAGTTATACAAATTCATCAATCACGGTAGACGCTAAAGGTAGGGTTACCGCTGCTTCCAGTGGATCTGCAGGAGTATCAGCAGGATTTGCGGTTGCAATGGCAATCGCCTTATAGTAAAGGAGTAATATGGCACAAGATTTTGAAAGATATGGTTTAAACGCAGTAGGGACATCAGCAACAGCAGTACATACAAGTAATTCTGATGATGCAATTATCTCTGTTCGTTTAGCTAATATTACAACATCAACAATAAATGCAGATGTGTTTATCACATCCTCTGTAACAGGTGGTTCTCAGGACCACTACTTAATTAAAAATGCGCCAATCGTTCCGGGTGGATCGCTCGAGCTTATCGATGGCGGAAGTAAAATAGTAATTGAATCGGGAGACGTGGTAAAAGCACAGTCTGACACTGCAAGTTCATTAAGTGTTTGGATGTCTGTTGTCGATGCAATTAGTACGTAAGGAGATTCATGGCTTATTTGGGAAACGTTCCAGCAAGAAGTTTTATAAGTTTCGAAAGACAGGTATTTACAATTGTAAATTCTCAAACTGCGTACACGCTATCACATAGTGTTACTAACGAAAACGATATCAGACTTGTAATCAATAATGTAGTGCAAGAACCAGGATCTGGTAAAGCATACACTGCATCAGGCACAACTCTTACATTATCAGCGGCATTAACAAATGGCACTGATGAAATGTATTGTGTATTTTTAGGTAAAGCTGTAGGAACAGTCAATGCTCCTGCAGGATCTGTTGCTGCATCACAATTAGCTGCAGATTCAGTTACTGCTGCAAAACTTAATGATGATATTATCTCTGGTCAAACAGAACTCGCTGTTGCTCCTGCCTCTACAGATGAACTTTTAATTAGTGATGCAGGAGTTTTAAAAAGAATTGATGTGTCTTTAGTTGGTGGAGATAATACTCCATATTTTCAAGGAAGATTAAATGCTAATCAATCTGTATCAAATGGTAGTGAAACAATTATGCAGCTTACAGCTGCAATAGATACTGCATCTGGATGGGATAGTTCGACTTATAAATGGACAGTTCCAAGTGGTCAGGATGGTAACTATTTTGTTTCTATTGTAATGGATGGTCAATCAAGCACTTCTAATAATACATCTTGGGCAAGTCTTACAATTCGTAAAAATAGTGATGTTGGACTTGTATCTTCAGATAATAAAAGTATGACTTCAAATGCTGGTGGCAGACACATTATGACAAATAGCTGTAGTGGTATCGTTGCTTTAACTGCTGGAGATGAAGTTTATTTTACAGGCACTGTTTATATTAATAGTGGTACAGCACAATTTAATGGTTCATCAAGTGTAATAGTAACAGGTGGAACAATTATTAAATTAATAGGTAGTTAGGATAAATTATGGCAATAGATAAAATAGAATCAGCAGGACTAGAGACAAGCACAAACCAACCAAATTTTAGAAACATAATTATTAATGGTGATATGAGCATTGCTCAAAGAGCAACTTCCGCATCTTCTATTTCTTCATCTGGCTATCAGACAGTTGATAGATTTATAAATGAAATGGATGCTGCTGGAACTTGGACAATTTCTCAATCAACAACAGTGCCATCAGGTCAAGGTTTTGCAACATCATTAAAAATGGATTGCACCACTGCTAATGGAAGTTTAAGTGCTGGTTCTTATAATATATTTTCTCAAAGACTTGAAGGTCAAAATTTACAATATTTAAAATTTGGAACATCATCTGCTGAATCATTAACATTATCTTTTTGGGTAAGGTCTAATAAAACAGGAACTTACACACTTGAAATTAATAGTTTCGCAACTAATAAATCTCAATCTCAAACTTATACAATTTCATCTGCTGATACTTGGGAAAAGAAAACTGTAACGTTTACTGGAGATACAGCCACAGCTATAGCAAATGATAATGCAAGAAGTTTAAATTTAATGTTTTGGTTAGCTGCTGGAACAACTTATACATCTGGTACTTTAAATACTTCGTTCAATACTAAAACTGATGCAAACAGAGTTTCATCATCACAAGTCAATCTTGCAGATAGCACATCAAACGAATGGTATGTCACTGGAGTACAATTAGAAGCTGGAACAATTGCATCTGATTTTGAGTTTTTGCCTGTTGATGCAAATTTATTAAGATGTCAGAGATATTTTCAAAAAATTGATGGTAGTGGTTCTAATACTGTAATGACTGTTATGCAGGCTTATGGTTCAGACAATGCCATTGGTGGTTTTCCTGCCATAATTCAATTTAGAGCTAATCCAACTCTTTCTACTACAGGAAGTTTTAATGCTTGGACAGCTAATGCTGGTAATAGAGCTGATGGTGCTATAGCTTTATATTCAGCTTCAACAACTCAAAATGGGTTTATATTTACAAGAGCAAGTGAAGGAACATTATCAGCAGGGAATGCTAGTGGATTATATACAGCATCAGCTGCAACTGTTTTATTTGATGCGGAGTTATAATTATGATTATTAAAAAAGTAGAAACACAACCACCAATGGGACCATTAACAACTGATGTTTTAAAAGTTACATTAGAAAATGATAATATCATTTATGTACCAAATGACGAAGCAAACAAAGACTATCAAGCAATTCAACAGTGGATTTCTGAGGGAAACACTGTTATAGATAACGGAGAATAAGGAGGAAAACTATGGCACAACTATCAACTAAAGTTCAACAATATTGCGCTAACAACGGCGTAGCAAATGTTGATTTTGGAACAGACGTTCTACTTCAGGATGACTCGAACGGTCAGGGTCCCTACATCAAGGAATGGAATATTTCTAGTGTAGCAAAACCTACTGACGAGCAACTGAACGCTTTAGACTCTGCTGCTGATCTGTCTGAGAGACAGAACGCTGCAAGAGCTGCAAGAAGAGCGGCCTATGGTGATTTGGGTGACCAGCTCGACATGCAGTACCACGATTCTGTGGACGGCACTTCTACATGGAAAAATCATGTGGCAAAAGTCAAGACTGACAATCCAATCCCAACAGAGTAAAGGATAAAAACATATGGCTTACGTTGGCAAAGCTCCCCAGACGGGTGCGTATCAGATATTGGACGACATATCAGGATCGTTCACCGGATCAACTGCAGGACCGTTTAATTTAACGGTTGGGGGTACTGCTGTGCTTCCAGGAAACGAAGCTAGTTGTATCATCTCCATCTCAGGAGTCGTACAAGAACCCGTAAGCGCATTTACGATATCTGGTAGTCAAAT